CGCACTGGCTGAACTGATTGCACCGGCGCGCAGCCGGGATTCCGGCAACACCATCCTGGCCAAGGAGTTCCGGGGTGGCGTGCTGGTGATGACTGGAGCCAACAGCGCGGTCGGGCTGCGCTCGATGCCGGTGCGCTACCTGTTCCTCGACGAGATCGACGGTTATCCGTTGGACGTCGAGGGCGAAGGCGATGCGATCTCGCTGGCAGAGGCACGTACACGCACGTTCGCGCGGCGCAAGATCTTCATCGTCTCGACTCCGACGATTTCAGGGGCATCGGCTATCGAGCGCGAGTACGAGGCCAGTGACCAACGTCGCTACTTCGTGCCGTGTCCGCATTGCTCCCACCGTCAGTGGCTGCGTTTCGAGCAGCTCCGCTGGGACAAAGGGCAACCGGAGACCGCTGCCTACATCTGCGAGTCGTGTGACACCGCGATTGCCGAGCACCACAAAACGTGGATGCTGGAGCACGGCGAGTGGCGCGCGATGATCACCGATGGCACGGGCAAGACGGCAGGCTTCCACCTGTCGTCGCTATACAGCCCGGTGGGCTGGCGTTCGTGGCGTGAGATCGCCGCTGCGTGGGAAGCCGCCGTCAGTAAAGAGTCGGGATCGGCCGCTGCCATCAAGACCTTCAAGAACACCGAGCTGGGTGAAACCTGGGTCGAGGAGGGCGAAGCCCCGGACTGGCAACGACTGGTCGAGCGCAGAGAAGACTACCGCGTCGGCACGGTGCCGCAAGGCGGTCTGCTCTTGGTCGGCGCGGCCGACGTGCAGAAAGATCGTATCGAGGCGTCGGTCTGGGCCTTCGGGCGTGGCAAGGAGTCGTGGCTGGTCGAGCACCGAGGCCTGATGGGCGATACCGCACGGGACACAGTGTGGAAGGCGCTGGCCGCGATGCTGGCCGAGAACTGGACGCACGCCTCGGGGGTGGCGATGCCACTGGCGCGCTTCGCGCTGGACACCGGCTTTGCCACGCAGGAGGCTTACGCCTTCGTGCGAGCCTGCCACGATCCGCGCGTGATGGCGGTCAAGGGCGTACCGCGCGGTGCCGCACTGATCGGCACGCCGACCGCCATCGATGTCTCGCAGGGTGGCAAGAAGCTGCGCCGGGGCATCAAGGTGTACACGGTGGCTGTCAGCATCGCCAAGCTCGAGTTCTACAACAACCTGCGCAAGAGCGCAGATGTTGGCGAGGACGGATTGACCACGGTGTTCCCGGCCGGGTTCGTCCATCTGCCCAAGATCGACGCTGAGTTCATCCAGCAACTCTGCGCGGAACAACTGATCACCCGCCGCGACCGCAACGGCTTCCCGGTGCGTGAGTGGCAAAAGATGCGTGAGCGCAATGAGGCGCTCGACTGCTACGTCTACGCCCGCGCGGCTGCATCGGCGGCGGGTCTGGATCGCTTCGAGGAACGTCACTGGCGGGAGCTGGAGCGACAACTGGGGCTGGCCAGTCCGCCAGCCCTTGAAACACCTACTGAATCGATCAACGAGGCCACCCAACGCGGTGGCCTCGCTGTTTCTGGCAATCGCAACACCGGTCGGCGCGTGATCAAAAGCCGCTGGCTGTCCTGACACCTCAAGGAGAAAACATGTCCCTCGCCACTCGCATCGAAAGCCTGGTCATCCGCGTCGCGCAGGAGTTCAACGATGTGCGCGCCAAGGCGGGCAACCTGGCCAACCTCACCACGACTGACAAATCCAGCTTGGTCGCCGCCATCAACGAATTGAAGGCGGCCGTCGTTTCCTCGGCGGTGATCGACGATGCGCAGGTCGCCACTACCAGCACCTATTCGTCCAGCAAGATCGTCACGCTGCTCGACGCGCTCAAGGCGGAAATCCTCGGTGGAGCGGACGCCGCCTACGACACGCTGGTGGAAATCCAGCAGCTGCTGCAAAACGGCACCAGTGGCCTGGACGCGCTGCTGACGGCGGTGAACAACCGCGTGCGTTTCGACGCCGCTCAGACGCTGACCGCCCCGGAGCAGGCACAGGCGCGCAGCAACATCGGCGCGGTCGCCGCCAGCGATATTGGCAACACCGACACCGACTTTGTCGCAGTGTTCGAAGGCGCACTGGCCTGATGAGCCTCGCATCGCGCATCTCGCTGCTTGCCAGTCGTGTGGGGCTGGAGGTCAAGACCAAGATCGACGCCACCCACCCAGGCCTCGCCCAGGCGTGGGTGTGCTTCGGCTACGTGGGCAACCAGATCGTCGTGCGTGCATCGCACAACGTGGCCAGCGTGACCCGGACGGCGGCGGGTCGCTACCGCGTGACCTTCGCCGTTGCCATGCCCGACGCCAACTATTGCTGGACGGCGCTTGCCCGCAGCAGCACCAACAGCGGCACGCAGCGCATCGCCATCGTGCGATCCAGCACCGACCAGAAGACCGCCCAATTCGTCGACATCAGTTGCGCGACGACCTCGGCGTCGTTTTCTGATTCATCGGAAATCAACCTCACGGTGTACCGCTGATGGCCTACACACAAGCACACCTCGACGCACTGGAAGCGGCGCTGATCAAGGGCGAAAAGCGCGTGACCTTCGGCGACAAGACCGTCGAGTACCGCAGCGTCGAGGAACTCCAGGCCGCCATTCGCGCGGTCAAGCGCGACCTCTTCGAGCAGGCCGTGGACACCGGACTGTGGCCTGGCGCGCCACGCCAGATCCGGGTCACCACCGGCAAAGGGTTCTGAACATGGCGTGGTATTCCAAAATCCGCAGCCTGTTCGGCACGTCACCTGTTCACGAAGCAGCCGGACGCGGGCGGCGATCCCTTGCGTGGATGCCTGGCAATCCGGGCGCCGTGGCCGCCATGCTGGCGACCTCCCACGAGCTGCGTGTGAAATCGCGTGACCTGGTGCGCCGCAACGCCTGGGCCAACGCCGGAATCGAAGCCTTCGTGTCCAACGCAGTCGGCACCGGCATCAAGCCGCAGTCGATGGCCAAGGACGAAACCTTCCGCGCTGACGTGCAAGCGCTGTGGCGCGACTGGACCGAGCAGGCCGACGCCAGCGGGCAGACCGATTTCTACGGCCTGCAGGCGCTGGCTGCCCGGGCGATGTGCGAAGGGGGTGAATGTCTGATCCGGTTGCGCCCCCGCCGCCCCGAGGACGGTCTGGTCGTGCCGCTGCAACTGCAGTTGCTCGAGGCCGAACACCTGCCACTGAATCTCAACACGGAACTGCCGTCCGGCAATGTCGTGCGCTCCGGTATCGAATTCGATTCGATGGGGCGGCGGGTGGCGTATCACCTGTACCGCTCGCATCCGGAGGACGGCCGGCTTTCCCCGATGTCCGGACAAGGCGGCCAGGACACGGTGCGCGTGCCGGCGGCCGAGATCATGCACCTGTACCGCGTGCTGCGCCCCGGACAGATACGGGGCGAGCCGTGGCTGGCGCGCGCCCTGGTGAAACTCAACGAACTCGACCAGTACGACGACGCCGAGCTCGTGCGCAAGAAAACCGCCGCGATGTTCGCCGGCTTCATCACGCGCCTGTCTCCCGAGGACAACCTGCTGGGTGAAGGCGTGGCCAACGATGCAGGCATCGCGCTGGCGGGAATGGAGCCCGGGACGCTGCAAATCCTGGAACCCGGCGAGGACGTGAAGTTCTCCGATCCCGCCGACGTGGGTGGCAGCTACGGCGAATTTCTGCGCGCGCAGTTTCGCGCGGTCGCCGCCGCCATTGGCGTGACCTACGAGCAGCTGACCGGTGATCTTTCCGGCGTCAATTACTCCTCGATCCGCGCCGGAATGCTGGAGTTCCGCCGTCGCACCGAAGCTATTCAGCATGGCGTTCTGGTGCATCAGCTGTGTCGCCCGGTCTGGAATGCCTGGCTCGATCAAGCAGTGCTGTCCGGCAGCCTCACGGCGCCAGGCTATGCCAGACATCGGCGTGACTACATCGCCTGCAAATGGATTCCGCAGGGCTGGCAATGGGTCGATCCCGAGAAGGAATTCAAGGCGATGCTGCTGGCGATCCGCGCGGGCTTGATGTCGCGCTCGGAAGCCATCTCGGCGTTCGGTTACGACGCCGAGGACGTTGACCGCGAGATCGCCTTGGATAACCAGCGAGCCGATGAACTTGGCCTGATCTTCGACTCCGATCCGCGCCGCACCTCCAAGGATGGCGGCAGCGCCGAACCCAACTCACAGGCGACCGACAGCAATCCGTCGCCCCCCTGAAGGTTTTTCGATGACCCTGCTACCGCATATGGCGGCGCGTATCTTTGGCGCGCCGCTGCTGATTCATCGCCCGAAACTCGAGGTGATCCTCGCCGTACTGGGGCCACGCATCGGGTTGACGGATAACGGCACGCCACTTCGTTCACCTGCTACGCGCAGTCCACCCGCACCGGATGCGGGCATCGCCGTCCTGCCGATCTATGGCACGCTGGTGCGGCGAACAGTGGGGCTGGATGCCGCCTCTGGCCTGACCAGCTATCAGGACATTGCCCGTCAGCTCGACAGCGCCATCGCTGATCCGTCGGTGGCGGCCATCGTGCTCGACATCGATAGCCCGGGCGGTGAGTCCGGTGGTGTGTTCGATCTCGCCGACCGCGTGCGTGCTGCCGCGCAGATCAAACCGGTCTGGGCGCTGGCCAATGACATGGCGTACTCGGCGGCCTACGCCATCGGGTCGGCGGCGAGCCGCTTCTTTGTCACCCGCACCGGCGGCGTCGGCTCGATTGGCGTCATTGCCATGCACGCCGATCAGTCGGTGAAGGACGCCAAGGACGGCGTCCGCTACACCACCGTCTTTGCCGGAGCGCGCAAGAACGACCTCAACCCGCACGAGCCGATCTCGGACGAAGCCCACGCGTTTCTCAAGCGCGAGGTGGATCGGATCTACGGCTTGTTCGTCGACACCGTGGCCAACCATCGCGGCCTCACCAGTGACGCGGTGCGCGCCACCGAAGCGGGCGTGTTCTTCGGGCAGGACGCCGTCGCAGCAGGACTGGCGGATGCCGTCGGCACGTTCGACGACCTGCTGGCCGAACTCACCGCCGCACTTTCACCCCCACCGGCGCTTGCAACTGCGGCGCCGGGACATCTTCACCCACCACGACTGGAGCCTTTCATGAATGAACCCGGAACCACTGCTGACCCTGGGGTTGGCGCTGATCCTGATCGCACTGATGGCGCGCACCCGCCGATGACCATCGAGGACGCGCAGGAAATCGCCGAGCTGTGTGCGCTGGCAGGCTGCCCTGAGCGCATCGCCGGTTTTCTGGCTACACGTACGTCGCCATCGGCGGTGCGTGGCCATCTGCTGGCCGCGCGCGCCACCGGGCAAGAGATCAACAGCCTGATCACACCGAGCGCAGCCACCACGGCAACGCAATCCCTCAACGACAACCCCTTGGTGCTGGCGGCCCGTGCCCGCGCCGGACAGGAGAAGTGATATGCCCGTCATCACCGAAGGCCTCAACCTGGGCGATCTTCTGAAGTACGAAGCGCCCAATCTCTACTCGCGCGATCAGGTCACCGTCGGCGCAGGCCAGAACCTGCCGTTGGGTGCGGTAGTCGGTCTGGTGACCGCCACCGGCAAGGTCAAGCAGATCGACCCCTCGGCCACCGACGGCAGTCAGTACGCCGCAGGCGTGCTGATGCAGGCCGTCGACGCCACGCTGATCGACCGTGAGGACGGGCTGATGCTGGCCCGTCACGCCATCGTCGCCGATCACGCCCTGGCGTGGCCAGCCGCCATCACCGCCGCAGAAAAGCTGGCTGCCATCGCGCAGCTCAAGAGCCTCGGCATCCTCGTTCGCAAAGGAGTCTGACCATGAACAACGTTTTCGAGAATCCCGCGTTCTCGATGTCGGCGCTGACCGCCGCTATCAACATCCTGCCCAACAACTACGGGCTGATGGAGAGCATGGGGCTGTTCCCGGCCAAGCCGGTGCGCTTCCGTTCCGTGGTTGTCGAGGAGAAAAACGGCATCCTGACGCTGCTGCCGACGATGCCGGTCGGCTCGCCCGGCACTGTGGGCAAACACGGCAAGCGCAAGCTGCGCTCCTTCGCCATTCCGCACATCCCGCACGACGACGTGGTGCTGCCCGAGGAAGTGCAAGGACTGCGGGCTTTCGGTTCGGAAACCGAGCTGCAAACCGTGGCCTCGGTCATGGCCGAACACCTGCAAACGATGCGCAACAAGCACGCGATCACGCTCGAGCACCTGCGCATCGGCGCACTCAAGGGCGTCATCCTCGACGCCGACGGTTCCGTGCTCTACGACCTGTTCGATCTGTTCGGGATCACGCCCAAGGTGATCAATTTCCAACTGGGCAACGCCGGCACCGACGTCAAGAAGAAATGCCTGGAGCTCAAGCGCTACCTCGAGAAAAACCTCAAGGGTGAGCGCATGACCGGCGTCCACTGCCTGGTGTCCGAGGAATTCTTCGATGCGCTGACCAGCCACGAGAAGGTCGTCGCGGCTTACGAGCGCTGGCAGGACGGCGTTGCGCTGCGCTCCGATCTGCGCTCGGGCTTCACCTTCGGCGGCATCACCTTCGAGGAATATTCGGGCGAGGCCAGCGACGGCGACGACAACGTCCGCCGCTTCATTGCCGCCGGCGAAGGCCATGCCTTCCCGCTGGGCACGGTGGATACCTTCGCCACCTACTTCGCTCCGGCTGACTTCAACGAGACGGCGAACACGCTGGGACAGCCGCTCTACGCCAAGCAGGAGCCGCGCAAGTTCGACCGGGGCACCGACATTCACACCCAGTCCAACCCGCTGCCGATGTGTCACCGGCCTGCGGTGCTGGTGAAGGTGCTGGCGTCCTGATGCTGGCCGTCGAGCTGTTCTACGAATCGGCCCGCAATGCCGGACTGCTGACCGCCGTCACGGTGATGGGCAGCACGGGCAATCAAACGGTGCACTGCGCCTTCCGTGCCCCGGACGAAACCGTGCTGGATGGTTTTGCGCTGTCGCGGGACTACCAGATCGACTATCCGGCGTCCTGGCTGACGCTGGCAGCCGGGGACACCGTCGAGGTAGCAGGCAACACCTATCAGGTGCGCGACGTGCGCGCCATCGGCGACGGCGCCGAGCGTCGCGCCTCGCTCTCCCAACTCTGAGGAACACCCCATGAACTCCGTCCGCGAGCGCGTCTTGCGGGAGATCGTCACGCGCTTAGGCCATGCGATTGCCCCGACACCGGTGCTGCGCATGCCTGCCGTGCCGGTCACCCGCGAGGCCAGTCCAGCGCTGCTGCTGTTCGTTGATGGCGACAGCATCACCGCCCACGCCAACCACCTGGTCGACCGGCAGCTGTCTGTCCGGCTTGCCGTGGTGGCACGTGGTGCGGATGCCTTCGACGTCGCCGACCAGGCGCTGGTCGCGGCCCACGCGGCAATGCTCGCCGACCCGAATCTGGGCGGTCTGGCCATCGCCGTGCGCGAGATCGACTGCGAATGGGAGTTCGACGACGCCGACGCCGGGGCCGTCGCGCTGCCCGCCCGTTACGAGATCCGTTACCGCACCCACGCCATCGACCTCACCCAAACAGGATGAATCCCACATGCACATCGAACTACTGAAACCCCATACCCACGCAGGCAAGCGCCTCTCCGCAGGTGATCGCCTTGATCTGAATGACGCCAGCGCCCGTTGGCTGATCACACAAGGCACGGCCAAAGCGGCCACCCCCGCCACCGATTCCAAACCCACCCGCCGTGATGCCACGTCCGGTGTTTCCACAACTGCAGCCACCCAAGGAGACTGAACATGGCTTACTTTTCCGG